AATGTTTTCTTTTACTTGTAATTCTTTTTCTTTCATTGCTAATTTTTTATTTTCTATCATTTTTACTCTTTCTTCTTTATTTCTTTCCATATCCATTTTTGCTTGCATAGCTTCTTTTTTATCAAGATATGCCATAGCATCAATAAAATCACTTTGTTTGTTTTTATTTAAATCTACCATAGAACCATATCCTGCAGCACGTATTTCTGCAATCTTAATATTAGTTTCTCTATCCAAAGCATTTTGTGTAGCTTCTTGTTCTGCTTTAAGCATGAATTTTCTTTCTTCTGCTTGTTGCTTCATTTGTTCTAATTCTTTAGCAGCTTGCTGTTCTTGTCTTATTCTTTCATTAGTTTTTTCTTCTATAGTTTTAAGAACTGATTCAACTTCTGTAATAGAATCTGATTTTAAAATATTACCTAAATCATAAATTGTAGCATTAGTTGTATTATTATTTAATGCAAGTTGTCTTATTTGTTCTAATAACATTCTTTGATTAATCTTAGTTGTTATATAAACATTAAGTTCTCTTGATAATAAATCATTACCATTAATTGTAAAATTAATCCTTTCCTCCATAGAGGTCATGTATTGTAATCTTACACTAGGATTATTAGAATGATAATATTGTGCTAAATCAGTTCTCATTTGATGTACTCTAGGCATTAAATGCTCAGCATGATTTACAAAATACATTTCTGTTTGAGTATAACTCATATTAATTGCTTGTTCTATACCTGTAGCAGTTTCTTGTGATGTTATATTAGCCATTCTTTGAGGAGATAATCCTATAGATTCAAAACATTGTTGTTTAAAGAAATTAGCTAATTGTACTCTAGTCATTAATCTATTAGTTTGTTCTAAATTTAATACTTGAGCATGTTGCATTGCTACAGTACTTTCTGTATTGGCTAATGTAGAATCTACAGGTAATATTTGAAAATTCTTCATTGCTACATAAGCCTTAGCTAAATTATTTCTACCCCAATCTTCATCCATTGAATTTTGTGGTAAGAAATTTTGATCTAATAAGATAACAGTTCCTAATTCATCTATCAACATATCAGATATTTGATTATTTACCAAATTATATCCGATTTGATAAGGTTTCATTTTATCAACTAATGAAGTACTCTTACTATTTCTTTCTGAAAATATACATCCTTCTACTGGTAATTTACAGCCATATAAAGTAGTATTACCTTTAAATTGATATTTGAGAGGTTTAACATCTAAATAAATAGGAGTAAATCCTGATGCTTTTTCATCAAAATGTTGTGATGGTTTATTAGGTCCTATCTTAACTCCACCCCAAACTTCATTAATCCAAATCCATTCTATATGTTCTCCAAATACTAAATTCTTTTTAGATTTACCTCTCATTACAGAAGTATCATATATTGGTTTATCTGTAACTTTATAATTTTCATCTACAATTAAATCTGTTACAAACCCTATTTCATCAACTTTAGTAACATGTCCAATTAATCTCTGTGATTTCCAGTATGCTGTTGTTACTCTTACTTTTGTATTTGGATTAATAACAGAATAATCTTCATTTTGACTTAGTATATCTTCTATTAAATCTATATCAGAAAAAGTATCATGGAAAGAAGTATATTGTCTCATTCCTAAAGAAGGACCTTCTGTATTCCATTCATGTGATTTTGTAGCATCATAAAAAGCACCATCGTTATCTAACCCTGGCAAAATATATTGCATGTTTTGTATTGGATATAATTCTTCCAAAGATGCAATTTGCTCTGCTGTCATTTTATATCCATATTTATCTATAACATCTGCTATAGGCATAATATCAAATCTACCTACAAAACTACCATCTGATATATATCTTGTCTCTGGAGCTTTGTAATAGAATGTGAGAACAGGATTCCATAACTCTATGTCATAATCATCCTCATTCATTTTAAAATGCCAAAATTCAGAGTCTGTTATTAACATGTCTCTAAAAGCAATGTTTTCTAATTCTTTAATAGAATACTTTTCTTCATCTACATTATGTTGATGTGTAGCCCATTGCTCTACCATAGATCTATAATCCTTTTTGAAAAAAGATTCTATTTCAGGTAATTTTTTAATTACATCTGGAGACATCATTTGTTGTGCTTGTTGAGCACCTTCCTCTGTTTCCAAATCTAATCCTAATTGTGCAATCTGTTGTTGGACTTTTGCTTGCCCATATTGCATTAATATATCTTCAATAGCTTTTCTTTTTTCTTCTATGAGTTCATTATAAGATCTATCATCTACAGCTCTGTAAAGTATCTTATCATTTCTTTTAGCAAATTCTCCTGTGAGTACATTTATGACATTAGGAATAATAGGATAGAATTTAAGTTCTAAAGCTGAAGAATCGTCTTCTGTAAGAATGTCTATTAGTTCTGCAGTTTCATTATTTTCTTCTACAATATAATCAGATCTATCTATAATACCATTGGCTAAACGATAATTTTTTAATAATCTTTTATATTTAAGAGTAATTTGTTCTAATCCTTTTTTTTCTAGCCAATCCATGTTCCATTCTCTCCAATCATCATCTTTATCTTTAGTTAAGAGAAATTGTATAGGCTGTGTTAAAACACCCATTCTAGTTCTATCTATTTTAGCTCCAGCTTTGATTTGAAGAGCATTGTAAACTTTTACCATATTATCTTAATTTTTTAAATGCACTACGTTGTATTCCTTTTTGACTTAAATTGCGCCCTTTATTTCCTATAGATTTAAAGGGGCTTATTACTAAGTTACTATTATTTTTTGATTTATCCAAAATTTTTGTTTCATATCTTCTTTCTTTATTGTTACCTTTATTTGCAGTTTGGACTGCTATAAAGGCTGTTAAAGCACAATAAGCAATTAAACGGTCATAGTTACCAGATGAATCTTTATAAGCTTGCATCTCTTTTAAAAGCATTATATCAGGTATTCTTTCTATTCCATAATAAGTTTTAGTAATTTCCCCATCTGGTTTAGTTTCAATATCTAAAGGTTCTAATAAAAATTCTATACCATATGGAAGTAAGGTATCTTTAAATAGTCTATTAACATTTCTCCAACCATAATCTTGATATACATTAGTATTAGCTTTTATATCTTTTAAAAATACAAGTTGATCTTTTGGTACTAAATATCTTTGTTTATTCCTTTCTTGCATATATTGAATAAACAATGATACGTTATTTTCTATAACACACCAAGCATTATATAATTCTAACATCATTTCTATTCTTTGATGTGTCATTTTTAAATCATCAAATCTACCTGTCCACCAACAAACTAATTTTCCTTTTTCTAATCTGTGTTCTATTTTACCATCATCTTTAATAATAGTAACTTCTGTAGCATTTTTATAAATATATATAGAAGCCAATGAATTACTCGTTGTGCTTTTACCAGAGCTTATAGGGTCTAAAGAAGCATAATAAGTTCCAAATTTAGCCCCTTCAACAGGTCTTTCATGCATAACTATTACCCCTTCTTTGTTTTCAGCATTCATTCTAACAGGAAATTCTGATATTGGTAATTTCCTAGATGGTTTAATTATTATTTTACCTTCTATATCTCTATCTAATTCTACATGTTCTAAATAATAAGTATTATTTTTTATTCTTTCTATTTGTTGTGATATAAGGTGTAAAGGAAATGGAGATTCTTCTCTAGCAGCAAAAGCTTCAGCAATGTTTGTAGGTTTCTGTGAAATACGTAATTGATAATCTGCTGGAGTTAATTCTTTTTTCCATCTTTCTCTTTCTTCCATTATAGCTGCAAAAGCCTCTTCTACTTTTGAATTACCATATTCATCTACATAAGGTAACATGGACCATTGTTCTGGAATAAATAATCCACATTCTCCTATTGTACCTTTATCATCTAATAGATTAGTTTTAACAGCTAGTACATCTTTAGTATTAGGTCTTCTTATTAATTCTTCTAATGGTTCACAATCTTTTAAATCTCCAACAGAACCTGCTGCTATAAACATACCAGTATAGCTCATACCAGATTTTAAAGCAGGTAATAAGAATTCTAAAGTTTGATTCATTTTAGGGGCTACACCTGCCTCATCGTAAAAGAAGAGAGTGGTAGGACCTCCTACAGACCCACTTGGGTCTGTATCTAATATAAGACCCTTCATTACAGATTTAAGACCAACATCCATCTTTTTACCATTTTGTTTAATCTCAATTTTCTGTTGCCAATCTAGAGCTTTATCAGGATTACAAGGTCTATACCATGCTGTATGTTGATTTAAGAAGTTTCTATATTCATCTATAAATCTCCATGTATCTTTAACATAAGTTCCTAATGATGCTGCTAGCTTACATATAGAACCACTATCAAACCAAAATCTATTTATTAATTTTGCAGCATGATAAT